ATTGTATAAGTGATAATCAGTGATTCTAATGGTAATTTTAATAATGTATACCCAAACGACTCCATATTTTCAAAACTAGGCATATCCCGCACAACTCCCTTCTTCGTGGTGATTGAAAATTCTTTGTGTCTTAATGAATAAATGATATAATTATACGCGCATCCTTGACATTTGCCACACTTGTTACAATTTTTAATTGTATTTAAATATAAACTTAAAATACGATTTTTATCCGATTCTTTGATTTTTTTAAGATTCATTTGATAGCTTGGATATTTTATAAATGGGAATGTTTTATCGGGTGCAAATTGATTAGGATAGATTCTGTAAGGAAACGTATACGGATTTTCACCTCTAACAAATGAAATATATCCTGTAGCCTTTCTTATGAGCATTTCTTCACCATTTTTTTTAAATCCACCATTTTTCTCGAAAATGTCTTTTACCTCAATTCTGCCTCTACGGTCGTTTGTATTCATAAGATTTAATAACCATACAATTTCTTTATGACTATTATACATTGGTGTGGCGGATAGTAAAACAAACCTCATGTTTTCAGCAGATTTAACAAGCAACTCTAAATTAATTGCCACTTTTTTATTTTCATTATCTTCAGTTTTTCTAATATTATGAACTTCATCAATCACTATTAACCTATTGTCAAATTCGTTACGCAAACGTCGAATTGTCTTTTTGTTCAGCGTAATTTCATTTTTCTTAGTTTTAACTTTATTGTCCACATCTTCCGAATAATCAATTGTTTTAATTATATAATTGGCAAATTGTCCATATCCCAAAAATAAATAATAAGTATTTATCAGATTTTTAATTTGACTAATCACTTTCTCTTTTGTAATCCCTTTCATATTCATAGGATTTATTTCTTGAAGTAATTTATTTCCAGTGCAAGCACGTATATTCCATACTCCATCAACAAGTTTTAATTTCCTTTCGTCAAATAATTGCAATTTAAAGTTATCCTGGACGTTTTCAGATGCCACAATGATAATACGTTTGGTTGTTCCTATCTGTTTCATATAGTTTCGCATTTCCTCGCATACCCCGATTGCGCTGCATGTTTTTCCTGTGCCTAATCCATGATAAAGCATTAAACTATTATAGGGAGTCTGTGACGACATAAAGTTTTTAACAAATGCTTGATGTGGTGACAATTCGAAATCGGCTCTGCTTAATTCATCTGCGTATTCTTTGATATTTTTATGTATAACTCCATCATATTTTGTATCATTGAATTCTTTTTTGGTTGCGATTTTTATATTAAAATTTTTATCACTTAAACTAGGATATAAATAGGTATCCGCATTGGGTGTTTCTGCAATACATGATTGCTCAATAAATTCCTTTTTTAACAGAAATTTATTACACTCCTTAGAATAATAATTTTCATTAGAACAATCGAGTCCTTTAAACTCTTCTACTAAATCGTACTTGCAACTTTTTGCTACTTGTGGTTTGGGTTGTGGATTAGGTTGTGCTATTACAGGAGTTATTAATGGGCTACTACTTGATGGGTTACTACTAGATGAGCTACTTATTGGAGTACTGCTTGATGAAGCGGTCTCGGAAGAAGAAGAAGAATCAGAAGAAATAGATGAACTACTCGACGACTCTTCTATAATTAATGGTATTTTTACAATATTGGGTTTTGCAATATTGGTAGACATATAATAGTATATATTATGAATATAATCTATATTCTTGTAAAATATTATTAATATTTGCAATTAATTTTTTTTTCTCTAAATTGTATGGTCTTATTGATTTTAAACATTCATCAATCGTTTTCCACTCTATTTTGCTAACTTCCGTAACCTGGTAGTTGTTCAACACGTCCTCGTTGTCATTAATATGAGCCAAAAAATATTTGTGTTTGTACGATTTATAATTTGTTCCTATAAATATTTCCTCAAATGACATGACATTTTCAACAATAGTTATGTTATTTTTTGAAATGCCGGTTTCTTCTTCGAATTCTCTCATAGCGCATTCAATATCCTTTTCTTTATTATTACGTCTTCCCTTTGGAAATTCCCATTCAGTTTCATCCCATTTGGTAGTACTTTTATCAATAATGTCTGCTAGCGTTATTGTGTCAGCATCGACTGCTACGCCATTTTTAATTACATTGAATTTCTTCGAAGATGAAAATTCTTCACTTTTGTGTTGTATGCTAATGGCATCACCCCACATGGTTTTCCATAAATTTTCAAACGTGTCTTCGTTGATTTTTGCTTTTTCTGACAAAGACATTTCGTCGATTAATTTCTGTATTTGGTTAACGTTGTAAGGCGTATATTTGCCTCTAATAAAATCAATATACCCAAAACTATCTTTTCGTCGTATCATTAAAAATTGTAGACCAATCGGGCTAGACCTAAACAAAATAATTCCATAACTTGTAATTGGTAATTTACATTGATGGAATAAATGTCCTTGTTTCCCACAGTTATTGCATACATTTATATTTTTGTTCATAAAACTATATATGTTTAAAGAATTATATTTTTATATTAGTTTAGTCTAATGACATATTTAGATCCAAAAATATGGGGTCCGCATTATTGGTTCTTTTTACATACATTATCTATGACGTATCCAAAAAATCCCAATGCTGTAAACAAAAAAAAATATTATGATTTTATACAAAGTCTTCCATTATTTATTCCAGTCGAGAGTATTTCGGGTGAATTTAGTAAATTATTAGATAAGTATCCAGTTGCTCCATATCTGGATAATAGAGAATCGTTTATTCAGTGGATGCATTTTATTCATAATAAAATAAACGAAAAGCTAGAAAAACCCCAAATTTCTTTAAATGATTTTTATGTTAAATATTATGAGGAGTATAAGCCCGATAATATAAAACTATTGGAGTTTTACAAATGGAGAGAAAAGGTAATATATGTCGGCCTTTTATTGGCTATTTCTTTGGCGATTTATTATTTATACGATAAATGACCATTTTAATAAAATTTTTGTAAAGACGTATATATAATACGAATGTCTAATAAATCTAAAAAATGTACAAAATCAAAAAAATGTAAAAAAGGGGGTAATGTATTAGCATCCGGTGGATTTGGTTGCGTGTTTAGTCCAGCATTAAGATGCGCTAAATCTAACACTAGAAAACGTGGTCAAGTGAGTAAGTTGATGACTACAAAGCATGCGACAAAAGAATATGACGAAATTACACAATTTAAAGAACGATTACATACAATTCACAACTACAGCGATTATTTTTTGCTCGATGATATTACTATGTGTCAGCCAGCAGAGTTGACCGAAAGCGATTTGGCAAATTTTAAACAAAAATGCAAGGCCTTACCAAAAGACAGTATAACCAATACAAATGTGAATGAGTCGTTGGACAATTTGATGGTTTTAAATATGCCGAATGGTGGCATTCCAGTAGATGACTTTATTTTGGAAGCTATACATTTTGATGAATTATATAATTTAAATAAATCGTTGATACGATTGTTAAAGCATGGAATTATACCTATGAATAAAAACTACGTATACCATTGTGACATTAAAGATTCCAATATATTGGTAAGTGGTAAGGCAGGCACTTTAAAAACGCGATTGATTGATTGGGGATTATCAACAATGTATATTCCTTATAAAAACGACCCCATGCCACGCGTGTGGATAAATAGACCATTACAATATAACGTGCCGTTTTCAGTGATTATTTTTTCAAGCGAATTTGTAGAACGTTATACTGATTATATTGACAACAATGGGCAAATAGACGAGAACGGTCTGCGTCCGTTTGTATCTGATTACATAGATTTTTGGATGCGCGAAAGAGGTCGCGGACATTACGCGTTGATAGATTCAATAATTAACATTTTATTAGATAAAAAATATACATTTGATAAAGGCGTTTCGAAAAACACTCGTTCAATTATAACGGACTACATTGTTGAAATACTGATTCATTTTACAAGATTTAAAGCAGACGGAACATTAACCCTACGTGAATATTTAGACAAAGTGTTTGTAAACAATGTAGATGTATGGGGATTTGTATCTACTTATCTTCCTTTATTGGAAAATTTACACAAAAACTATGAAAATTTGACGCCTGTTCTGCATGATTCATTCCATATTATTAGAAACTTATTTCTGTATTCATATTCACCGTCTATGCACCCATTAAATAAAGACACCATTGTAAAGAATTTAACTAAACTAAGTAAATTATTCAAATCCGAAATGATACCTAGCAAGAGACATAAAAGCCAAATATCTCTTACAAAAAGTGAAAGTACTTCCAAAGGAATTACAGGCGAAACGTTTGTTCCAGACAACAAACTTGTAACTATTAGTTTTTAAAACGGTAACAATTTGCGTTACAAGATATATATATTTTATTTCTTTAATAAATGTATAATGAAGGAACTTAAAAATTTGTGTGCACCTGCAAAAATTTATTTAGTTGTCACATTATTTTTTTGCGTTATGGCTTTAATGCATGATGTGCCGTTTTTGGCGGTAGGTATGAAAGTTATTTTCACTTTAATTTGGACATGCATATTAAGTTGGCTATGCAAGAAAGGGTATGCTACTATTTCATGGGTTTTAGTTTTGCTTCCGTTTATAGTCATATTGCTAGGAATGCTTGGCATAACTCACATGGCAAACAAACAACAGCAACAACAGCAACAACAGCAACAACAGCAACAACAACAACCACATCAACAACACTATCGTGATGAACAAGAACCAGAATACCAATAATTAAACAACGTGTTTATTAAGTATATTTTATTATTATTTAATAATATATATGAGATTAGAATTATTTGTATTAGGAATAACCGCATTTTTTATTTATAATGCATATAATGATGGCAAATATACAAAAATGTTATTAACATTCAAAAAATATTATACAATGATATTCTACGCGTTATTAGGGGTTGGTATATACTTATTACTGAAAAAAAACCCACAACAAGGCAGAAACATGCTTTTATATGCAAACAATGTGGTTAAATTCATGCCTATAGATAAATCGTCCATGGATTTATTAAGCCCAATTATAGATTTCACAAATACAACCGATAATAGTTTTATGCAATCATTTAATAATATTGACCAATCATTTTGTGAGTCTGAAAAAAAAATACTCAGTTCTGGCAAAAATGGCACAAAGCGTTCAGTAAGTGAAACTAAAAAGAAATATGTTGCCGCTCAACAAGATTGGAAATGTGGGCATTGTCAGACCCAATTGGACCATACCTACGAAATTGACCACCGTGTAAGACTGGAATATGGTGGCGCTAATGATGTGCAAAACTTGGTTGCATTGTGTAGAAATTGTCATGGTAAAAAAACCGCAAGCGAAAATATGTGATAAAGGGTCAAAGTATTTTATTTAGTTATGTAGTATGCATAAATAAATAGAACGGATAAGTATTATTAAATTTAAATATTGTATTGCAATAATATATGGAAAAAACAGCTCCTATAGATACTACAAATATTATACCTGACGTAAGGAAACCGGGGATTTTTTATCCAATGATAGCAGCTCTTATCGCTTTAATAATTTCCCTATATGTTATTTTTTACAACGTTAAACCACCAACCTCCACAAGCGACGAAAACAAAAAGGCAGGTGATATTGTAATAGCCACCATTTTTTGTATTTTAGTTGTGATTATATGTATTGCACTTTTACCTAATTTTAAAGAAATTAAACAATTATTTGGCCAAATACATAATGTAACGTATATGATACTTTATACGATATTTCTCATTCTGTTTTTTACAATGGTATCTAATAAAGTTCTTGATAAGTACTATTATATTGTATCGCCGTTAACCGCATTACTAGGTATTTGGACGTTAAGCCTAAGTCTAACTTCTAGTTATGTAGAAGTGTTCAACATTAATTATGAAAGAATTAAATCAGTCATATTATTTTTTTGTGTTCTCACATCCATGATAGTTTATTATAACGTTGACCCAGGAGGGTTGGTAGCAAAATATTTTGGTTATTTGCTATTGTTAACTATCATAATTTCCGTATTTGCTTTTTTATATTTGATTATTGTTCTGACTCTTCCGGATACAAAAACCACTCCAGACAACAAAACTGCGGCGGCTGACGGCGGCGTTTTGGGAAAGTTTTCAACATTTGCCGTGTATGGAAGCCTATCGTTTGTTATATTTTTAATAACTATTACAATCATGATACAAACCTATCCAGGTGGGTTTTTTAATCAAGATAGCAAAGCAAGATGTGGTGCTGCACTGATTTTTACTTTATTAATATGTATTTTATGGTCAACGCTTTTAATTGGCAATACATTTCCTGAAATTTCGGATAAAAAAATGAACATTGACAAATTAAATTTATTTAAAAGAGCATTACTGATGTTATTTGGGTTAATTATTTCCATATTGATTATTGTTTGGATTGTTTTTGCGTTACAAATAAAAACGGGTCAGTCAGGAGCACTGTCTGTAATGGTGAACATTTTGTTGGTTTTAGTATTACTTTCATTAATTTATAAATCAATTTACGTGAAAAGCCCTGAGGGGCATAAAAAAGGGTCTCCGTTGACTGAACTGATTATGAATATAATATTTTATCTTCCATGTATTTTTACAAATATATTCGACAGCGTCATGAAAATGAGTGTTTCTAAATACAATGCCAAAGAAGATAGTTATTGGTACATGTTAGTTCTTGCGATAATGTTGTTTGTTATATATTTTGCATATCCTGTAATCTACAATAAATTAATTTTACAAGGAGGTAAATTATTAGTAAATAATCCAATTAGTACAAACACGCAAATTTCACTGGGAACGTATGAAGATTTAAATGGAAGTGACACATATGATTATAATTTTGCGTTATCTTTTTGGATATTTTTAGACTCTTTTCCGCCAAGCACAAACCCATCTTATACTAAATATACTTCACTGTTAAACTTTGGAGAGAAACCCAATGTTAGTTATAATCCTTCTAAGAATACACTGTTAATTACAATGTATCAAAAAGATTTGCAGGAACATACTGAAAACAAACTCATAGAATTTGACGAGCACGGTAACAGAATTTTATTTAAAAAGGAGAATATGTTACTACAAAAATGGGATAATATTATATTAAATTATAGTGGAGGTATTTTAGATATTTTTTTCAATGGGGAATTAGTAAAGTCGGACATCGGCGTCGTTCATTACTATACTTTAGATAGTCTGACTGTTGGTAAAAATGATGGGTACGAGGGGGGAATATGTAGTGTTGTTTATTACAATAAAACCTTATCGAGAAACACAATTAATTACATTTACAACACGTTACATGACAAACCAACCCCAACAACAAAAGAAGATACTACAACAATTATAAAATATGATAAGTAATTTTTAGGACAAATCGCATAAATATAATTTTAACTAAATTATATTCTAAAACAACTATAAAATTTCTAAATCTATATATATATTATAATGAACGCCCTAACTATTGTGATAATCGTGGTTGTAATTGTTTTAATATTGATTATACTGAGATATTTGTTATCCGACCCATACACTTTGCAAGGCCTTGCCAATGGAAAAACTGGCTCAAAAATTGAGCATAGTTCTTTAGCAACAAATGGGTCTGATGCCCCGTCAACTAATTTTGGATATTCAATTTGGTTTTATGTAAATGACTGGAACTACCGTTATGGCCACCCTAAAGTTATTTTCGGACGGATGGGTAAGTCAAGCTCGTCTGGTGGAGGCAGTGTAGGCGGAATGAGTGGATTAGACCCATGCCCTGCTGTTGTATTAGGTCCTATTGAAAACAACATTTCGGTTTCTTTAGGGTGTTTCCCCGGCCATGATGGCAAACCAAGTACTTCAGGTGGTTCAACTGTTGTACATACATGTAGCATAGCAAACGTTCCATTGCAGAGGTGGGTAAACCTTATTGTCAGTGTTTATGGTAGAAGCATGGATTTATATATAAACGGAAAATTAGTAAGAACATGTTTGTTACCTGGTATCGCAAGCGTCGCCCCCCTCGCACCTATTTTTGTTACACCCAAAGGAGGATTCGCTGGATGGACTTCCAAACTGCAATATTATCCTAATTCATTAAACCCGCAACAAGCTTGGGATATTTACACACACGGTTACAAGACATCTATATTCGGAAGTGGAGACGTTCAAGTTCAAGTATCAGTAATAGAAAATGGAACTACACAAAGTACTACTACATTGGGTTAAGTTGTACGACAACCTATACAAATAAATATTTATGTAAAATAATTGAATAATTGTTTTGTTTGCAAAAAACATCTGTTACAATTTAATTCATAAATTTTTCTTGTTTAATTATATATAATAAATGAGTAGCAATGGATCTTTTTCTACATCCAATGGAACTTCAGGCTTTTTAGAATCAAATAGTTTAGTAGCCAAATTTGCATTTATATTATTAGTAATATTCGCATTTGTAATCTTATTAAGAGCAGGAATATCGTTAATAAATTATATTTTCAAACCCAACGGGTCTCCACGGTTAATAAATGGAACAGTGGATGCCACTCAACAATTAATATTTTATCAAGACCCTAGTGGACACACTGGTAAGTCTACTATTTATCGTTCAGTAAATGAAACTGACGGTCTTGAATTTTCTTGGAGTATATGGATAAATATAACCAATTTAGTATATTTGGATGGACGATTTAGGCACATATTTTACAAGGGTAATAGTAGTTTAACATCAAATGGTTTAAATTTCCCCAATAACGCACCTGGCCTATACATTGCTCCTGACACAAATGCTCTCGTCGTAATAATGAATACATTTAATGTCATCAATGAAGAAATTGTAATACCTGATATTCCTCTCAATAAATGGGTCAACGTTATTATTCGTTGCGAAAATACAACTCTTGATGTGTATATTAACGGTACAATCGCAAGAAGTATTGAATTACACGGAATACCTAAACAGAATTATGGAGATGTTTATGTAGCTGCGAATGGAGGATTTCAAGGAAGTATTGCTGATTTATGGTATTTCAATCATGCTTTAGGAACTGCTGAAATTCAAAGAATATTTGAGCATGGACCTAATACAACTGCAGTCAGCAGTGCTCCAGACGCATCAACCACCTACAACGATTATTTATCATTACGATGGTTCTTTTATGGTTCAGGTGACGGATACAACCCTAGTTTTACAAAAACATAAATGGAATAATTCAAAATGAAACTAATCAAATATATATAATATATAACATGAACAATGGTATATATTATAATCCACAACCTCCTAGAGATTGGAGTAGAGTTCAATCGCTTTGTTCAATAACAACAGTTCCAAACAGTCGATATCTTGTATATGTTCCACGCACAAAACAAACAATACCTCCTGGCCAGGCAGATTTAGAAAATCAAATACTTTTAAAAGGTAACATTTTACAGTATAAAAAAAATAGTAGTAATTTTACCAAAAATCAAAGATATTCGCGGATTTCGAACATAGGTATAAGAGGTAAAACTTATGCAACTCAATCGATAACATATTCTAATCCGAATACTTCTGGGCTATTACGTGTGAATTCAATAGAAATACCACCAAATACAATTGTTGGACAACCAAATAATGAATCGGGCCCTTTTCAAACTAATGTCAGAAACCCATTTGGATGCAATTCCACTTCAATACAGTCTGGCGGGAACTTAATTTGTAATACTTTGGCAAATCCGTGCACAAATCAATTAATTAAAGCGTACAGAATTGTAAATTGTGCATCTATTACCGCATCTGACGTTCCTGGATTTAGTAATCCTACTGTTGCAAAAGAATTATGTTGGGACCCTAGAATTAACACATGGTATCCTAAACAAAGATTAACTATGAGCAATAGTGGCAACAAATGGCCTACAAACTACAAGGCGTTGGTTAGCGCAGTAACGCCAGCTCCTCCAGTTCTAATATTGGATTCAAATATTAACGCATCGATAACTTTGTCGTGGACAGTTATTCAAAACTCGTGCATACCTATTTCTAGTTTTGGTATATATCAAAACGGTGCACTTTTAAAATCAGTTTCATACACTGAGTTTACTACCGTAATAGAGAATTTAATTGTTGGACAATCCTATTCATTTTACATTGTATCTGTTAGTAATACAGTATTATCAAACGCATCCAATACAATAACGGTTACAGTAAACTAACAGCAATTTATGAACGTAAATTAGGGTTTACACAAATGTCTTTGCTTGGGAAAATGTCACCGGACAAACATTTGTCTTGCTGTCCGACTTCTACACAACTTCTAAACCCTCGATCTTCACCAATATAACACCACCCTGATTTATTTCCACCCGACTGTATTGTACTAGTAGATTCATCGGCTTGATAATCGTTATTGTTGTTTGAATTTGTGCTGGCCGTTGCAGTATTTAACGATTTGTTTAAAGCATTGTTTGACATGGGGTCAGGTTGTTTATTTGTTTGTTGTACTGACTGAGAGGACAAATTAGTGGGACTTTGTTTTTCTTGGAATTGTTGCGCCTTATTTTGCACAGACGTCAGTCCACTATCTGCCAAGTTTGTAGTAGTATTTAATATATTTTGTGCACCTGAAGCGGTAACGTCCACAACTGAACCAGTCGCATAAGCAAATAGTCCCATTGACGTTTTTACTAGTGGTGCAAAAAAAGATGTAATGTCCTCTGTTCCTTTTGCTAAATAAACAAAAATGTTAAAACCTAAAAAGGAAAAAATAAAAAATATGAGAATCCATGTAGTCACACTGACGCTTTTAATGCTGTTTAAAAATCCTCCGTCACCATTAGATGAACCGTTCACGTCGGGCGTCGGAGAAGCAATATTTTGTTGAGTTATTGAACTTGTTATATCATTTGAATTATCCATTATAATAAAATTAAATATATTATTTTTTATTATAATTGCGCATATTGCTATTACTTTTACTTGAATGTCAATAAATATAAAAACTGATTTAAATCTCCCAAAATTTCATCTCGAATGTTTAACAAGTCGGAATTAGACATGATTCCTATTGTTTTATTGTTATTTAATCCGACTAAGTAACCTTTAAATCCTTCGATTTTTTGCTTTAATTTGCTTTGCGAATCTATATCTATTAGCGAAAACGATTTTGGACCAATTACATCTATTCGATTTCCAGCTTTGCCTAAAAGTACTTCGATAAATTTATCAATATTACCGTTTAGCGAAGTATACAATTCATCTGTCGCTTTATGAGTTGCGTAACTAGTTGTTCTCCAATGATATAATTTTACCATCATAAGAATTTCTATAAATTTTATAGCAATCTCCTTTTCAAACTTTTTTATAGACATATGTGAATTCATGTTTCTTCGTGTAGAACCAGGATTTCGTTTCCTAAATGTTTTTGCCATATATATATATTATAAGATAAATGGTCAATTGTAATTAGAGAATGATTCATGTAGTTTAATGGTGTAAATCAACGGCAACAATATGTAAATTATAAGTTTATGTTCTCGGTGTAAAATTCTCTCCAAAAGAATTCATTGTTTCCAATTTTTGTATTGTTTTTTCCAAATTAGTTGATTTTGTGTCTTTAAATAGATATTCTGTTCCAGGAGACATTTCATTCTTCTTTATTTGTCTGTAAATAATATCTAATTTTGATAAAACATTAATTACAATCTCTTTTTGTTTCTCTCTTATAATTTCTTCGTCAACTATTATATTTTCACATAATAGTGACACCACAAAATACAAAATATATTTTCGTTTTCTGTGACATCCGGACGTATATTTAAGAGTAAACAAACTCAGTAACGCGTTAATAGTTTTTTGCAGTATCTTAGACCGTTTATTGGATTCTTTTAATAGCACATCCCATACTAGCCAAATTATATCCATTTGAAATTTCCCATCTACCGGAATATTTGTACGTCGTTCGCATTTACATTTCTCTTTTTTTGCTTTACATTTAATCTCAAATTCAGTAATCCATTCAATCCAATAACAAGCCGAAACAGCATTTTTCCCATCGGGCGAAACATTGTAAGCTAATTCATTAATTGATACAAATAATTCTTTGGGGTCATCTTTCATGAATATGTCATCAGAATATTGTACATTTGGAGCTTTAAATCTATCAGTCATTTGAGTCATATCAAAGTCTTCTTTACCTATTTTTATACTATCAAAACTATGTCTCCGTTTAGCATCGCATAAAATACACATAACTTCGCAAAATAATTTTCTTATTTTTTCGTTGTTTCTCAATCGCAATTCATTATTTACGTATCCATTGTTGACAATATTTTTAAAATGATGAATTCTTAATTCAAGATAAATTGCTATTTTAGGATTGCCTAAATGAATGAATTTGCTATAGAAAAATAAAATTATTTCCCATAAATCGCTATAATGTCCTGCGCATATTAATTCAGCACACCAATAACAAGCTGGTTCAATTTTTGCCTTTATTAAACTATTTAGCAATTCTGTTCGAACATCCGTTTTTTTAAAATTTGAAAATGTAATACCCTTGAATTCTTTACAATTTCTAATATCATTAATTTCGGAATCAGACATATAATAAAAAAATATACAAAAAAAATAACAATAATACATATAGATGAAAATAAATAAGTCAATTAAATCAATTTCTAATGTTTATAACAAAATGTCGAGTGTTGGAAAGATAATGTTGTTTATCGCTCTATTATTAATTTTAATGGTATTTTTTAAATCAGTTAACGTACCGCATGCAACTAGAGAAAACTTTGAACAACGCGAGACTTTTACATTTATAAAAGGAAAGGAAATATACGACGACTTCTATGCGAATATTTATGACCATCTGGTATATAATAATGTTAAAACTGATTACGAAATAGGCCAAATTATTAATTCAACAACTCCTTCAAGTCAAAGTGTCATTTTAGACGTCGGTTGTGGTACAGGTCATCATGTAGCCAAATTAAATGAAAAAAACCTGCAAGTGATTGGCATTGATGTATCTCCTGCAATGATTAAAGCCGCGAAAGAAAAATATCCATCACATAAATTTCAGGTCGGTGATGCTTTAAACAGCGGACAATTTGCTCCTTCTAGCTTTACGCATATTCTTTGTTTATATTTTACCATTTATTACTTTAAAGATAAACGGTATTTTTTCGATAATTGTATGGAATGGTTAATGCCTGGTGGCTATTTGATAATACATTTAGTTGACAAGCAAAATTTTGACCCCATACTACCTCCTGGTAATCCATTGTATATTGTATCTCCACAAAAATATGCAAAGAAGAGAATTACCAAAACAAAGGTCACCTTTAATGATTTTGTATATCATTCTAATTTTGATTTAAACGGCAATATAGCTACATTTGACGAAAAGTTCAAGTTTAATGATGGAAAGACACGGCGACAAGAACAGACCTTATATATGGAGGATACCCAAGTAATTTTAACAATTGCGCAACAATGTGGATTTACACTACTCAGCAAAATTGACCTGGTTAAATGCGCATATGAATTTCAATATTTATATGTATTTGTAAAACCAGCATAATTGATTTACTTTTCAAAACATGGAATATAAATATTTACAAACCCAAATTTACACCATTTTAAATTCATTACAACCATTTGGAAATTTCGGACAACCAAACCCTTTGCGACCCTTGTTAATTCCCTCTTTTTTTATTGTTTTTCCAGTCATATTCAACCCACATTTACATTTGGGCGGATTTTTAATTATATCTTGTATGTCTCTATAACAGGTGTTACAATACGTTCGCCACAATTCTGTTTCTTTTACAGACATTTCTTCATTACAAGAAACGCACATTTTATTAACAAAATTATTTGCACAATTGTATTGGCAACTTTCACATCTACTTTCATATTTATGTTGTATAAAATCATTTTTACAATCAATACATTTAATTATTTTTTTTTCACAATCATCACAGAACATATTTGTTTCATTTATATCAACTACCATAAGTGTTGAACATATACCCATACAGCATTTAAGTATTTTATTTTGAGTTTTACAAATTTTACATAGGTAAGGGTCATTTTGTTTTACATCTATGAATTTATTGTTACAATTTTCACATTCATTAATTCCACGTTTTTTTGTCTGACAACATAACTCTTCATAATTGTTATTTTTACATTTATTACAAATACATAAATTATCTTTTCTTATATCAACAATATTTATGCAGCAATTATAACATATTTTAAAGTTTCCTGTTTTAATTTTTTTTTTAATTTTTTCATGTTCTTTTTCTAATTTATTTATCTCTTTTTCTTCATTTTTTCTTTTTTTTTCTTCTTTATAATAACCAATTGGCTTGCCTTCTTTAATCTCTTTCCGTTTTTCTTTTAACAATTTTTCTGTTTCTTTAAATTTCTTTATTTCTTCATTTGATATTAGGTTGCATTTTGTTATGCACTCTGAACCAACTTGAAGGTATATTCCAGAATATCTATTTTCAACAATATGAATTATGTGTAATCTTTCATAACTACATATACAATCATATCTTTCATTTTCATCTTCTTCGCGATTTAAAGTCAATTCTTCTTTATAAATAAAATCAGTATTATCATGACTAAATAACTTAACGTCTGAAATATCTTTTAAACTCTCAATAATACGTTTTGGATAAGACAATAAAATCACAAAACACAATTTATCTATCATTGTCGGTTTCATTGTTTTGTTTGTTTTATAAAATTCAATCAAGTGAGAATGCCAGACGGTATATCGTTTACAGTTTGATAAAGAATACCAATTTCTATCATCATGTGCATCGTCTATACGGTCAACAACAAGTTGTTTTATTTCATCTAATGTAAAAGTTACTTTCAAACTTGTATTTTTGTTTTCTGTCATTATAAGGTTTGATTTGTTAAAACAACTAAAATTCAAATCATTTTTTTTAGTTATCAAGTTAGTTTTAAATAAATAATACAAATATTTATATTATTTATATGGAATCAGAATACATTGTAGAAGTTTTTATCGAAATATCGAAAAATGGACATATAAAGTATGAATATAACAAGGAAAAAAAAACACTGGTTTGTGACCGAATTTTGCATACACCGTTTAAATATCCTTTCAATTACGGTTTTGTTCCTAACACTATGAGCGAAGATAATGACCCAATCGACGTAGTGGTTGTTTTGGAAGATGAATTGGTACCTGGGTGTCTAATTAAATGTAAGTTACTAGGATATTTAGAAACCCAAGATGATGAAGGGAACGACCCCAAACTTATTATGTGTCCATGTGCAAAGGTTAATCCATCTCAAAAATTAATTAATAATGTGTTTGATTTAGACGAACATACCTTGTCAAAAATTAAATATTTTTTTACACATTATAAAGATTTGGAAAACAAAACGGTGCATATTGGTGAATACAAAAATAAAGCGGAAGCCATAGAAATTTTAACACAAAGCTTTTTGCGAGCTTGACAAAACGTGTTATTTTGTATAAGTGTAAGTTAATAAAACAAAATTAAAGGCGTTACATCTAATAATATAACAATGCTCGAATATTTGGCTTATATTACATTATTTTGTGTTATCGTTGTTTCAATTACTTATCTGTACATAAAAGCAAAATTCGGGTTTTGGATGATACAACCTGTATTTCATGTGTACGACATTGGTTATATGATTTCTGCTCCTGGAATAATAAATCATGGCCTGCCTGCCCCGAATAAATATACCAATTTCAAAAATGTCGAGACCGTTTCGTATGCAGATTTATCAGAGTTTAAAATTGCAAAATTTGCAAAATTTATTCAAACCAATTATTTAAATTATAAAGCCAATATTTTCTCTCCCAAAATTGAAAACATTAGTCCCTATTTTTATGGACACGGCTCAAAATCATTTATTTCTTTCTATAATGAAGACAATCTTCTTACTGACTTAAAAAAAGGCACCGCCATCAATGAGCCTAAAATAATCGGAGTTATGACAGGTAGGCCGCTACATGTAGTTATTAACAATGGTACAAATAGTAATGGTGATGAGGCAAAATTCGATGTATATTATATAGATTATTTATGTGTAGACAAGTCTTATCGCAAAAAAGGAATTGCTCCTGAGGTTATACAAACACATTATTATAATCAAAGTCATATTAACCAAAATATTACTGTTAATTTGTTCAAGAGAGAGGATGAACTTACGGGAATCGTGCCATTATGCGTGTATTCTACCTATGGGTTTTCTGTAAATACATGGACAAAACCCGTCGATTTTTTGCCTATGTACAAATTAGTTGAAATTAACGCACATAATTTTCATTTACTATTTAGTTTTATTCAATCCAATAGTCAACAATTTGATATACTTATTTATAGCGAAATTACAAACATGATTGAGCTTATAAAGACCAAAAATGTTTTTATATACACGATTGTCGTTGAAAATGAAATAGTTTGTGCTTATTTTTTTCGAAAATCATGCGTATTTGTTGACACAGATTTAGAAGTTCTCTCATGTTTTGCTTCCATTAATAATTATCACGAGGATTATAACGAGATTTTTATTAGAGGATTCAAAATAAGTTTTTGGAAAATAGCAGAAGCAAATAAATTTGGATATTCTGCAATAGAAAATATCTCGCATAACAATATTATAATAGACAACTTGCGTATAAAAACTATCCCTCTTATCGTCAGTCCAACTGCTTATTTTTTTTATAATTTCGCATACAGAACTTTTTCCAGTACAAAAGTGTTAATTATTAATTAACTTTTGTCTCCATCATTTCCATTGTCGTCATTGCCATCATCGGCATTGTCGTCATTGTAATCGTCATTATTTTCCGGGAATTCCAAGCACTCTTGGCATACCTTACCTAACTCTATATATTTCTTTTTCTGTTCCAAATCCAATGATTTGCAATTTTTAATTAGTTTATTTGTTAAATTCATATTGCTTATATCTTTTTTTAAACCTTGTGTTGTTAAAAACGTTTGAGCTCCTATTTCAAGCAAGAATATTTGATTTGTTTTGTTATAAAAAAAGGTAGGATTGTCATTTTCATCCACTTCGATTATTCCGCATGTGCAATAATTTAAATGTTCTATTTCTTCCTCTCCTTTTTTGCAGCGAATATCAATTGCGTCCACATCATTTATGTATTCATTAAAAAAAAAGTGCGCTTGAACTTTATTTTCAAAAAGAAAAATCTTGGGTGGATTTATTTTTATAGAGGTAATCCTTGTTTTTGACGAGTCATCTTGAAAACTTTTAAAATTGTAACATCCATCATGTTTACAATGCGCGACAATATATTTTGTCATTTTGTTACAAATACATATTGTGAATGGTTTAAATAGTTTATTTATATTTTAAAAGTAAAATATAAATTTGATTGCGCAAATGTAGCCATTATTTGCAATGTTATCGAATGTATTTGCCAACCCTTGCAAACGAATCCACCACAAAAATTATAAATATTCCTAAAAAAGAGTATAATACCACTTCCTCTGTCACATTATTAGTTCGTTCATCTTGTTGGTCTTCAAGCAAATTAATCATGTAATTTAATTTTTGCAGCAAAATGTCTGGGCTAGGAGGCGTTCCGTTACCATCCATAGAGTCGCTAGAAATTGTATTATAATAAGCCCTATTAACAGGATTTCTGTTGGAATTGTTATATCCTCCTGGCAATACCTTCTTATAATATTCTTCTGTAGTTTTACTATTTCCATATAATTTATAATCATTTAGGTCTAGATTGTCTCCACCATCATAGTTTGGCTGTGGGGCTCTGCCAAGTGTTCTAAACATTTGGTCATTTTTTTCGTTGCTCATATTCATACCATCTTCGGTTGCAACCGTTTTATTGACACCGGCAGAATCGGGCATTGGTGGAGGATTAAAATCCCCTAGATTATTATTGTCTTCCGTTGTAGAATTGTTATGAATTGTTTCTAAAACAGAATTTACTTTTTGCGTGTCAAAGTTTTCTTTAGGATATCTTTTTTGTGTTTTATTATGTGATTGTCTTTTTTTGCTAATTAAATTATCTTGACTTTCGTCCATAGAATTATTTAAATTATTTGAATTATCATTAAAAGGGGCGGCATACATTGCTAAAGACATTCTCTTAATAAAAATTAAGATAATAATTTGTAAAACAGACTGAAAATTCTGCAAAGAATAATATTATTACATTTTGCAATTTTATTTTATGAAATAATATATAAGAATAGTTATATGGTAAACTTTCAACCAATCAGCAAAAATAATGTAGGGGGAGCAGTTGCTTTGCTTTTTGTAATATTGCTAAGTCAATCTAAGATTTTTAATATTTTAATAGATACCGTTTTAGGTAGAATGGTATTGATTGCGTTTTTATTGATTATTAGTTATTTAAACAAAATTTTAGGAGTAGTTGTGGTTCTTATTATCATTATTATGTTTAACCATAGTAATATAGGATATATGGAGGGGTTCACGAGTGATGCTAGCAATAATGCGACTTCAAAGATTAAAACAGATGCTAGCAATAATGCATCTACATCTGCTCCTGCGTCCACTCCTGAGTCACCTCCTCCGACCCCTCCTACACCTCCTGCGTCTACAGCTACCGAAGGGTTTGACATTATAGGAAAAGAAAGCAATCTTAAAAGGGGTAAGCAGTCTAATTCAATTCCAGTAAATGATTTTATGCGTGAATCTACTTCTGTTGCCCCTTATGAAGGGTCTTCTAATTTAGAATCATTTTCAGCTTTTTAAAGCTTTAATAAAATATAAAATATAATATATAAATGAAGGCGTTTAATTCTACTTCAATCTTATTTTTATTTATTATTTTTGCGTGTTTGTATCACGATTGTACAAGTACAAGTGTAAACGAGTATGAAGGATTCACACCTCGCATTCGTGAAATGTACAGACCTTATTTACGACATTCACGTATTTTAACAGACAAAGTTTACAATCATCACACAAATAATATATACAATCTTTTTAGAAAATTTGGACTAATGTAATTGTGTAAAATAAAGTGTGTGTAATATTTTTAATATACTGTTATTTTAATATGAAAAAAGAAAAAATTGTACCCGATACAAATTTATTTACACCTTTAATGAACAGTATAGGCTTTGTGAACCATCATATAATGTACTTAAATAATAGCAAGTTTTTTGCAGGAGTTATTATGATTCTTCTTAACGTCGGTTCAAAATTTATTGCTATTCAATTTAGTAAATCATCTGAAGAATACATGAAATATTCAATAAGCAAGCAGCTTCTCGTATTTTCTATGGCATGGATGGGTACTCGTGACATTTATACGGCGCTTGGACTAACTGCAGTGTTTACCATTTTGTCTGATTATTTATTTAATGAAGAAAGCGCATTATGTATTGTACCACATCAATACAGAATTTTAGCCAAGTTAGTAGACACTAATAATGACGGAGAAGTCAGTGAAACGGAAATATCCGAAGCAATATCTGTTTTAGAAAAGGCCAAGAAAGAGAAACAGCGCACCATACAACGTGCCCTATTTTCAAAATTTGATACACAAAAAATCTAAATCTAAATGTCTGTTATAAATATTTATCGTATTGAATAAATATTTATTTGTGGTTCTTACATGTTTTGTTTTTCGTATAATATTTGTTATTTTTCTTTGTTTTATTTGTTTCACATACGTTATTAACACACCGTTTCGTGAAGTTACCACCTGTTTGTTGAGGTTTCTTTGCAGTTGTATTTTTTTTTGGCACGTGTTGACTATAATCAGGTGCTGGTTTATATGTTTTTCCTGTTAGCGCCGCCCAGGATTTACTTATTGAAAGCAGTTTTCCATCACACTTTGATTTTTGTAAGTCCTTGTCTGTTGCACTTTTTCCTCTGACTAATTGCAGTCGAATTTGTATAGAATAACAAATTTGAACAACCTCATAAGCGGTCGATTTATAGGCCCCACCAGTGATTGTCTTTACGGGTTTTTTAGGAAATGTTGTCGTGGGAAAATATTTTGTAAAATAGGTTATAAACTCGCCTGCGTTTGGCGAAGCTAAAATCAGTTTAACAGAAGCATCCATCATTTGAAAAATAGGCAAAAACAATGAGAAATGTTTTTTTGTTTCTGTATCTATTCGAAAATAGTAAACAGCATAAATTAAGAATAACATATAAATGGGAGGCATTTTTGAGGGCATTGTGGTAGACGTGTTTCTATCAAAAATAGATACTCTGTCCGTAGTTGTAGGATATTTTATTTTATTAGTTTTTGCATCTTTTACCATTCGCGTAATTTTAAAATCAAATGTAATTAATTCATAATGACTTTTATAATTATACAAAAATAAATATTTAGTCCAATCATTGTATTCATTATCTAATAAATGCGCAAATGGCATTGACATTAGCATAGAATTATTAGTTTTATTCAGCGCGCCTTGAATCGTAATTACGTTTACTTTCAACTTTGCACAAATTGCCGTTATAGCAGTTTGGTCGGCCCAATATGAACTGCTTAAAATATAGTTTTTAATAGTGGTGACGCCCAGAGACCACAGACCAGAGGTATCAGACTTTCTCATTATACTATACGGTTTGTATTTGTCGTCTACGTTTATAGGAACTCTATCTGTTTTTTTTACCAAAAAATTGTCATCTAGCGTATAATAACTATTTACTAAATCCATATATGCTTCTGGAGTAATTTCATCAGAGTCACCATTTTCTTTGCTTACTAGTTCTAGAGTCTTTAGTTGGGCTTCAAAAAGTTTATTTAATCGAGCTGCACTTACAGCTGCTATTTCTAACCTACTTCGTCCCCACTCGGGCGATTGTTCTGTAATAAATTCAAACACTATTGACCGCAAGTAGGCTTGTGTAAAAATCATATTGCCAATGCCAAATTTGTTGCTTATTATTTTGTTAGTAGGATTGTTATAATTATGATAATTAATAGCATCTGCTACAGCTATAAAAAAACAATCTCCAGCTCCAGAATTTGCGTTAACTCTTACTCCATCTACGGTCTGTTTGTATGCCGCTATACTTAAATTTTCTGCATCGTCGCGAACGTTAATGCTTGTAGTGGATAAAAAATGTTTATATATTAATTCCTTTCCATTTTCATTCAAATCTTTATATATGTAATTTATCAATTTATAAAAATCTGGTTGTTTAAAATATTGGCGCAGTTTGGCTGTATTTATTCGTGAGGATTCCAATTGTACAAAAGGTGTGGGTGTCGTGTCTTCTTTTAATTCTTCCACTTGTTCTGGTGCGGGTAATGCAAGAAATTCTTTATCTGGTTTAGGATTAGGATTAGGATTAGGGTTAGGTGCAGGCAATGCAATAATTTCTTTGTCAGGTTTTGGCGTCACTGGTTCCGGCGCTGGTAATGCAGGGAATTCGTTGGCTGGTTTAGGTGTAACTGGGTCCGGTTTAGGGGGAGGTTTGGGCTCGGGGTCGGGTTCTGGTTTGGGGTCTGGTTTGGGTTCTGGTTTGGGAATAATTGTTGCAGGCACTACGGGCGCTGACGGTACTACAGCTGCTACTGCTGGAACTGGCTTTGGTATGAATCCGGTATAAGTAGGACCATACGCTACATCTATTGGAAGCGACTGTAATTGTTTTTCTGCAGTGACAATTTCATCCTGTATAATAGAATTTTGTGCATAAGGATTATAACGACCAGTATTGGTAATCACTTTTCGTTTGATTGTTTTCGTGTCGATTTTCCAATCACCCTTTTTCCACTGTAAATCGGCAATTACATAAGGTTCATCATGGATATATATTATACCTTTTATAGGAAATAAGGTTTTAAGAGTAATGTTTATATTGTTGTCAACGTAACCATCAAAGGTTGCCTTTGCTAAACTTGGGGTTTTTTGAGACCCGTGTGCGTTTATCAAAGATTCAAACAACCCTTTATCAAAAAACTCTTTCACTCTTAAATCTTCAGGAACCTTTTTTATAACAGATTCATTTAACTTTACCAAAGGGTTAAATTTTACGGTTTCTTGTTTCGTATTTGGTATTGTCATAGATGGAGTATAATAAAGGCTTTGAGAACCAGGTATGGTTGTATTAATAGTAATTTTTAATTGATTTGGTATTGTATTCATGCTTATTATATAATATTATTTTATTTTCAGTTGTTTTATTTTATTCAAATAGGCTAATAAAATATAACTAATATGTAAGAATGACACAGCATAATAAAACCCAAAAACGGAGGTTTTCTAGCAACTTGTTAAGATATTCTAATCCTAGACAGGCTCAGCATATGGCATATAAATATTTAGGAAAAACGGCAAAGATATATCCTGCGCAAAACTCGCAAAAAAAATACAGTATTTATGACCCTAAACACGACAAATGGGTGAATTTTGGCCAATTAGGTTATGAAGATTACACCAAACATAAGGATAAAAAGCGGAGGAAAAATTATTTGACACGTAGTCGTGGAATAAAAGGAGATTGGAAACGAAACCCTTATTCGCCTAATAATTTAAGCATTCATATACTATGGTAAACTTTGTAATTAAGAGTCAAATATAATTATAAATTATATATATAAATTATAACTAATGTCTACAACAACTGTAGAACCTAAAAAACAAGGAACACCTACTTTTATTACAACTGACGTAAAACAAAAAGACGGTTTCACAAATAGCCTAGCAAAATTGGCCGGCACTGATGCCAAACACGATTTTGGTCTTACTTACGCAATTCTCGAAAAAATAAAGTTCGGACTTCCAGCCAATAATTGGCCGGTGCCAACCGAGAAGAATCCATTTTTTGACGAATCAACTTCTTTATCTTCTGTATTAAGATTGCCAGCAACAACCGCGACAATTCCGTTAAAACAACTTATACCAAAGGCAACCGATGTTGAAACAAAAGAACCACTCCCTGTTGCTTTTGGTATTAGTTATCAATCAGATAACGCTACGCCTCTTCACAATTATAGTGGCATAAAAGTTATTATTAAAAATTCATCAGGAACATTTACAAACGGTGCAAAGTTTGTGGACACATGTAAGTTAGCAGGTAGTGTCTTAGTGGTAGATTTCAACCAAAATGGGTTTTTAGAAATGCTTACAACAGGAAAACCTGCTGGAAAAGACATTGTGAATTATGTGATGATTCCTGAATTGTTAAATGACCCTGCTGGGAAAACCCCATTGGATGACACTATATTTAAGAAGTATAATAATGGTAGTGGAACTGGTATTGATTTGCGTCCTTTGTTAGATATCACTAACAAAACTGTTGTTTATAATGCGTATGACAAAAACTCAGAAGAATATTTGAATAATTTTTTTTCAACGTATAACCTTCAATTATCTCCTATTATTTCTACTAACCAAATATCTGGCAAAACACAAAATTTGCATGTAACGTTAAAAATATCTTCAATGACGGAAGCCACGCGATACGTCGAAGTTAAAAATTGTAAAAAAGAAAACAGTATAAAATCCCTTTTAAAATTTTTAACTTCTCTATTTCAAAAAACCACTCCCGACAGCACATTTAATTATAGTGCAAAACTACAACAAAAACGGTCAGGCGATTGGTTTCAAGCATTAGCTTGTCTTGACATTTACAACCGTGATTTTGCACCTTTAGTCAATGGCCAACCTGTTCGATTTACAGCCGCAGTAAATAAAGTTTATTTTGTAACACATGACCAAATAGCATGCGCGTATGCTTTAATTATGGGTGTAAATGTCATATTTATCAATGAAAAACATGCGTATGTGTTAACTAACCAACTAACTGAAACCACATCTACACCAGAACAGAGACTTCGTGATACTTATAAATTGTTTATATATTCAAAGATTGAAAGCGTCGGGAAACCAATCAATACATTTGAAATCAACCGAGGTTTCTCAAATTTGCTAGAGTTCTTGAATGGTTACGTAGATTTACGCAACAAATATATAAACACGTATGACACCGCCATTGATAACGCATTACAAAAATTTAACGATAAAATAAAGTCCATCACTACATGTCCCGACGGTGCAACTGCAAAAGAATTGGCATTACTTATTAATATTCTATTTGCAAATTGTGTCATGTATTGTCATATGATAATATCATTACCAGACCCAAGTAAAAGTAAAGAAATTTTAAACAAAACGGATACTCAAGAATTGTTTCGGTCAACTGATGCCATAACAGATGCAAATGCAATTAAAATAAACACTTTTGTAGATGCGTACAACAATGCAGTATGTATTCAGCAACAACATAACTCATCGTTTGGCGAAAGTAATAAATGGATTGCTGCACTACAAAAATCAGACGCTTATAAAAGCGCATTAGTTTGGAATTGGGACTATAAAAAATCTGGGCGAATTCGCACCTTTTTAAAAGCAGTTGCAGGACAAACACCACAACGAGATAATGATATGTATCTATTTTTATCCTTCATCGGGAGCATTGAGGATGTAATTGCACTCAAAATAATGTCTGTTTTTGTGAGGTATGAGACTGTTGTACAGGAAACTAACACTAAAAAGCCCCCCAAAACATGGGAAAAAGATTTGTTTGTTTCAAATAATAATGAATTAATAAAACAAATTCGGGTTTTTCTATCAAGAGATGAAACCAACTTTGACGCAGACAAACTTTATTTTAACACCAAAATAAACAATGCAAATGAAACGCCTGCTGCGTCTTTGTACATTGATTCAGATGGCAATATAACTAACATAAAACCTGATGGTGTTGAAGACCCAAACTACTGGGGACGCTGCACCGAAGATGTAGTTGCGAGTGAAAACACAAAGAGTATTGAACTGGATAATAAAAATCCTGTGTGCGATACAACACTTACTCTAGAAACCGCATACCAGGAAGCATCATGCGACAATATCCAGACAACGGTTGTCGAATCAACAGATATCGTCGTACCCGAATCTGGAGTAATTGTAGGTGGATTTAAAACGGATGTAGAAACCATCGGAAAACAGTTTCAGATTGTTACAGATATAAGCATTCAACAAACGTCAGTGCCTACATTAAACGCTTTTTTAATTTATGGGTACATGACTCCTAAAGGTACACAATTATTGACCGCTATAAATGCAGACAATACAAACAGTCCGTATACTGTAGAAGATGGAATTATTAGTACTGACGACAACCTACAAATGGGTGGCGCATTTGACATAAATGATGTAAAAATAAGTGATACGTCAATTGCATATCATCCATTATTACCAATTTATATGATAGCATGTGGTTATAATTATAATGTTACTCCCAACTTGGAAGGCTCTCTTGATTATGACGTTTATATCAAATATCTAGGTTTTTTGGAAAAAATGACATCTGTATTAACCGGTTACAATTATTTGTCAAACGTTGGACAAAACAAAAGCAAAAATATAGCAAAATCATACATTATTGGGTTGGCCTTGAGAGAATTGCTATTCACATTAAATCGTGATGAGGATGGCATAAAAATACTATGTGAAAATGGCGCTAACAGCGCATTGAATGCTAGTAGAGATGAGTATCAGTCGTTCTCTCTTATGAGTTCCATGTTGAGTGATTATATTTCAGGCAAAATTCTAGAAGATGCAACAGAAAAAGCATTCGGTATACAATTGTTGCAATCATCTGTTTTCAAAAATTTTATAAATGTTGAAGTAGACATTAAGTCACTTTTAAACAAAACATTAACCCAACAAGAAGAAAGTATTTCAATTTCTGCGCTCAATCAACGTTCACTCAATTTAATTAAGAAACTTAGTGACAGAATTGTCAAAGACAGAAGTCCTGTGTCTGGTAATGCGAGTCAAGGAATAACATCGTCGCAATTGAGTACAATTAGTATGAATACGGGACGTACAAATACTCCCGACACATTAACCTCATCATCACTAACGCCATCAATAAGCGTAGGAACAGGAGGCTTTTTAAAAACAAAAAAACAGAAACGCAAAAACAACAGAAACATGAAAACAAAACGACGAAAAAATAAACACTCGAACAAAAAGTCTAAAAAGAACCATCGACGAAGAAAACAACGTAAGCAAACAAGAAAGCATTAAATTTATTACTTTTTAATAGTAGCCATAAACTCTTCAATTAATTCTGGTGGAATACAATCAAAATTAATCAACTTTTTATTCAGTTCATATTGCTTATAATATTCCGCATTATTATCCATTTTTTTTTTGAAAAACTCTGCATCTTCTATGCATTTTATTGCCGTTTTTGGCCCACATTTTGGAAAAGAAGACGGAATATTATCGCTTATGTCTCCCATTATAATTTTAATTTCCAAGTCATGCTTGGGGTTTCCTGTGCTACTTTTTTGTTGAGCAATATTTGCATATGCCAAGTTATACAAATCAACATTAGGCGCGTTTAATTGTAAATAATCGCGGTCGCTTGTAATAATATAAATATGACACTTCGGATACTTTTCTAGCAAATATTTTACTGAAATGGCAATACAGTCGTCAGCTTCCAGCTGAGGGTGGTGCAATGTCGCTTTTGCGCCGCCCTGTTTAAATAAATCGTCTTCATAAGCCATCTTGAAAAATGGTTTGCCGAAAAACGCGGGGTCATTATTTCTGGTTGCCTTGTATTGGGGAAATAGTTTTTGTCGCCAGATATTTTCTCTCTTACAATCTTTTCCAACAATCAAAATTGGATTTACTTTTTTATCTATGTGAAGTTTTTTGGGCATTTGCTGCAAATGTTCTACAAAAATTTTTCTAAATTTGTCTACAAATACTTGATTGGTAAATGGGTCCAATAACGGCTCATCTTTATGCGCATTTTTCCACCAATTTATAAGCGAATAATATCTATAAAAACAGTAATAGCTTCCATCGACGAATATAAAGGTTGGATTCATTTGCTCTGTAGCTTGTTCAAATATGTTCATTAATATACATTTAATCTTAGATTTAATTTGGTTTCAATTTAATATAATAAAGGGGCAAAATAATGCCTAGTTATAAATTTAAACTTGTAGTAATATATGAAGACCAAAAAAACTAAACATTTTAGAAACAAAACATTAAAAATATATGCAATACCATCTTCAGATAAAGACATTAAGGCTATAATAGATATTAGTGCCGTTAAACATAATGTACAGTATTTAAAAAAGAAAACCGGCACAGATATAATGCCTGTTTTAAAAGCCGATGCGTATGGACACGGATTGGTCGAAATGGCTCGACATCTCCGTTTAATGGGAATTAAATATATAGGTGTTGCTACTCTAGGTGAGGCAATCTTATTAAGAGACAGTGGTGACAAAGGTCGTATTTTAGCGTGGTTGTATGATGTAGATGGACCAGAATTAAAAAATGCATTCCACCTGGACATTGACATTGCTATTTTTGATGAACAAACTATACCTCAATTTATTCGATTGATTCCAAAACATAAAATAATCAAGGTAACAATGTTTGTCGACACAGGCATTAATCGTGCGGGTATTCCTTATGATAAAGCAATGGATGCATTTATTGAAGTAAGTAAGTGTAAACAAATACAAGTAGAAGGCATGATGTCTCACTTAGTTTGTTCTGGAATAAAAAATAGTCCTATTGTTAATGAACAATTACGTAAATTTAGAGATTTAAGGTCAAGATTAGCAGAAATCAACATTATACCTCCACTGGTTCATATAGCCAATACAGGGGGATGTTTAAACTATGATGTTTCCGATTTTACATTATCTCGTCCTGGCTCTGCTATTTATGGAATTCCTGCACTTCCCAAAATAAATAATAATTTAAGGTTAGTAATGACCGTCAAATCATATATTGTTCAGCTGAAATATGTTAACAAGGGTGAAGGCATAGGATACGATTGGAAATATACTACACCAAGAAGAATAAGGGTGGCGGTTTTACCCATAGGTTATGCGGATATTATACCTAGGTCAACCTCAGGAAAATTATACATTTATATTAATAAAACTAGACGAAAGGTTCTTGGAACCATAAGTATGGACCAAATTATTGTAGAAGCAAAAGATACTGATAAAATAAACGATGAAAATATTATTATTTTTGGCAATGGGAAAAACTGTCCGCAAACTATATTTGACGTCGCAAAACAAGGTGATACAATTCCACTAGAAGTATTATGTCACACAGGGAATAGAATAAATAGAGTATACGTTAAGTAATTTTCTTTAAGTTGCGTTTTCAATTTATTATATTAAAATGATTATTTATAAATTCCCGAAAGTTTTTCGGAAAGTCAAAAATGGACATTTATAAATGTCCAAATTTCAATAATGGAAATAAATCTTGGAAAAAAAAATAATTTGTGACCATAAAAATTTTTAAGGTCTGAGCGATGAAAATAAATTTTTCAATTTGTGACTGTAATTTTCAAAAAAATAAAATATTTTATTTAGAAAAGGACTTTAAGTTTTTTTGTGTTTCCAATATATGGAAATCGTGGAAACCGAAAAACGCGTAAAAAACTTACTAAGATTTTCATGCAAGTCTTGTGACTTTACATGCTATATGAAATGTGATTGGACACGACATATTTTGACTGCAAAACATACAAAAGCTGCTAATGGAAACGTTTTGGAAACGAAAAAACTTAAAAAAACTTACTTTTGTGATTGTGGTAAGCTTTTTTTATCAAACTCGGGATTATGGAAACACAAAAAGGGTTGCAATAATGTAGAAGACATTAAAAAGGTATGCGATGAGAAAAAAGAGGATGTGTCAGACAAAGATTTAATAATGATGTTGGTAAAACAAAACACTGAACTGTTGGAAGTAATAAAAAATGGAACACACAATACAACAAATTCACATAATAATTCAAATAACAAAACATTTAATTTACAGTTCTTTTTGAATGAAACCTGTAAAGATGCAATGAACTTGATGGACTTTGTGGATTCAATACAATTACAGTTGACAGATTTGGAAAAAGTTGGTAAGATTGGATATGTGGAAGGAATCTCCAATATAATCACAACAAATTTAAAAGCGCTGGATATAACTCAACGTCCGATTCATTGTACTGATAATAAGAGAGAAATATTATACATAAAAGACGAGGACAAATGGGAAAAGGAAGTAGAGGAGAAAAATAAAATTCGAAAAGCGATAAAACTAGTAGCACATAAAAACATTAAAATGATTCAAAAATTCAAAGAGGTTCATCCAGATTGTATTCATAGCAACTCTAATAAATCAGACCAATATAATAAAATAATTATAGAGTCTATGGGCGGATTTGGTGACAATGACAATGATAAAGAGTGTAAAATAATAAAAAACATTGCAAAGGGTGTTGTTATTGAAAAAGTTTAAATAACAAATGCAAATAATGTATGCAGTTGTTATTTTGTAGGAATAGCCTCGTAATTATCATTGCCGTCAATATTTATTTTATTGACGGTATAACCCAACGATTTAACATACTCAATTAATTCATTACATGTGTTTGGAATATTATTCCAATGATGACTGTCTATGCTCCAGCACTCAAAAAATATAACCGGTTTGCATTTAGTAATGGTTTGAATGCCTCCTTTTAATACATTTAATTCTTGACCCTCTACATCTAGTTTAATAAAGTCAATATGCTCAAATTGTAATGAATCTAAAGTCGCTAATTTATAGTGATGCGTTGTCGCGTCATCGGTCGTCTCAATTAATTTGCACCCTCCTATATTTGCATTTTCAGGAAGAAACATAGTTGTTTTTTTATTAGCATCATCAATAAGAGCCATATGATTAGGAAAAATGTGTTTTGACTTATCGTTAAGAAAAATATTTCCGCACAAAGCATAAAAAGAAGAATCGTACGGTTCGAATGAATGCACTTTTCTATTTTTAATCGCGAGTGGCATAGACCATGTACCAATGTTTGCACCAATATCCAAGATAATTGAATCATTCGTTAAATATTGTTCAGCATATTTAATTAAATTATTTTCCCAATACCCGTATCTAGACAAACTATTAGATATTGTATCATTTTCATAACATAAATAAGTGTAATTGTCGACACTTTTACAAATACATGTCATACATGGTTATACATAAAGTATTTTAAATCAAAATAATATTAACAATAATAATATTTTAAATCAATCATAATAATATACAGAATGAAATCATCAAAACCGCTGAATACAGGTGACATAATAGCTATTATATTTTTGATAGCTATATATGACCACTTGACTTTAAATGGTATTGAAAAAATGTGGTTTGATGCATTTTTTGATTACAATGACATTAAACGCCCATTGCCGTTCTGCTCAAAAAAAGAAAATATGAATGTTAAATGTTTAGGAATGCCGTCTGGTCATGCACAAACGACAACCTTAGTTACCGTAATATTATATAAGTATAAATTAATATCTTTTACCACATGTGCAGTTCTTATCACAATTGTATCATTACAAAGGGTACTACTAGAAAAACATACACTTGGACAAGTATTCGTAGGAATAATAATAGGGTTGATGTATAGTTACATTTACATTTCTAATAATTTGTCACCTAAATGCATATTATATATATTAGGAATATCTATTCTATTTATATTTACTATTATGCTCAAAATTGAACAACACCTATACACGCCCATACCTAAATGGATTGACCCAAATATGATTTCAAGTATAGAAAAGAAACGAAGCAGTCCCTTTTATTTAAAATTCCTGTCCATTTTAGCAAATTCGAGTTTACATGGTCGCACATTTATTACATGGGTTGAATTGGAAGAATACTTGGACATTCTTATAGAAAAAATTAAAAAAACAAACGTCCAGTTTGACGGAGTAGTAGGAATAAAAACGGGTGGTGCAATTATATCAGATTACATATCAAAAAAGTTGAATTTACCCAACTACAAAATTAAATTATCTAGAAAAGAATACAATTGCGATAAAAAACCAATTGATACATTTAACGATATATATCAAAGAACATTGGTTGGCAATTTAGGTGACTATACTGTATGCGAAGGAATAACTGCAGACCTACAAGGTAAAAATATTATTCTAATTGATGAAATGGTCACAACTGGAAAAACGATGAACGAAGCGATATCGTATCTAAAACATGACAAAAATGTAAATATAGTTTGCCCTACCTGTATAAGCTTTTCAAAACATAGATTCTTGTTTGATTTTGATTTGATACATGTACTTAATGGAGGTACATGTGTATGGCCGTGGGGGTATGATAATTAGTCGTGTGTTAAAAGATTCATATGGAACAATTCATTTAGAACTTTATCCGCGACAACAATATAATCATCTTTACAAAGCGTCAATGTGATACCATGTGACATAGCTAAACACATTTGTGTCTTAATAAAATTGGCACTTGGCCTTAATCCTAGTTTAGCAATATCATTGTTGTTAAGGTAAGAGCTGAAATTATACAAAAATTTGTAAACTTGTATTTGATTTGCCTGTTTTGAAGTATGAATAATATCATCAATAATTTCAGTGCTAAATTTTATAATATTATCAAAATGATGTTTAGGTAGATTTTTCAATACATCCATAGGTTCTATTACACCTGAAAAAATGAACTTTTCGGCCAACGTTTTGGATGGGATTGTAAATAAATCGGTGGCCACTTCTAATAACACTCCTTTATAGTCCTTATCTAGCTCATAGACAATACCAAAATCTAACACTCCAATTTTGTGTTTATATTTTGGGGCATCTAAATCCTTTATAAATAAAATATTCCCAGCGTGTAAATCACCATGCGTCATACCATGCAGAACTGTTGTAACAAACCCAAATTTAAGGACCTGCTTTGCGAATTCTTCATAATCTTCCGTGTCAATTTTATTTATTGGCATTCCTTCAATAAACTCCATCAAAATTACATTTTCATATTTTTCAGTGACTGTGTCGTTTACGGAAGGTATTTGTACATACTTTAAATTTTGACAATTATTTTTCATTTTTTGCATATTTGCAACTTCTAACTGGAAATTGGTTTGATTGGTTATCATGCTAATACTTTTATTAACCGCTTCAGAAATTTGATATTTGTTTAACATTGGTATAAATGTTAATAAATAAACAAAGCAAAGTAAATTATCGACAGCTTTAGCCAATTTGGTATCAATATTTACTCGTTTAATTTTGATAATTAAAGGTGAGTTGTCTTTTTTACTGTACGCCTTAAAAACCAAAGAAATCATACCCGTATTTATAGGGAATTCAAACCCAGATTGTAAATTTAAGTCATATTCATCACATACAGATATGAGTGTTTCGTAATCTATATCGCTAAAATTCCAAGGCGCATTATCAGTGAATTGCATCAATTGATTGTTAATTTTATCATCAATTAAACTATTGTTTAAAGCAAACGCTTGAAACACTTTTACGTATAAAATATTGATTTCGGCTAATTTATGTGTTAATCGGTCTATAAAAGATGAATAATTTTTGAATAAGCCGTATAACAATAGTTCACTTAGAATAATCCAACTAGCGCTAGACAAAAACATAATTTGACGAACAAATGTAATAATACTTTTTAAACTTGTTTTATTTATGCGGTACATAATAATTATACTCTTACGTTTTCTATAAATTGTTTTACACGTTTAAATATTTTATGAACAATTACACCAACCATTTTTTCTACAAAAATCGGCATAATATTGGCTTCATCAAAATAAATATTGTGAGTAAATTGAATATCATGTTGCGTAATAATTTCACAAACACTTTTAACGTTTTTAATAGAGGTGGGTTTACACGACGCTGGAATATTTTTAGGCGGATTTGTGTAGTCAGAAGATGCCTCAAATAAAATGGTTTCGTCGATGGTCGACTTGTGTAAATGCAAACAAGCATATCTTTGTGGCAATCCTAAATCTTCAAAAAAATGTTTCAAAATGAGCACGCATCGCGCATCATTATCGCCTAGTTTTTCCAACTGAACAAATTCATAAATGTCCGGATTTAGGTCATACATTAATTTTATCAAGTCAAAATTAATAATATCTGATAATCGAATGTAGTTATTTTTAATATGAAATGTGGTGCAATAGTGATTTGACCCAAATTTTGAAAACTTTAATCCTTCTTTTTCAAACAATACTTTTTCTTCTGTATTCATTAATTAAATATACAATATACAATAAATGGGTTACCTAAACTTACTGATAAAAAATTGTAAAATGAAATATGTTCTATTAAATCGTCCAAAAAGAAAAATAATACAAAAATAAATTAAAAAACTCATTCGTTAAATCTTTAATTTCTGTATTTATAACTTTGTTTCTATCACTTGTCGCGTGATATGATTATATTATTTTTAAACTAAAAAATTGAAACCAACATGTATAAGTTTTACGTTTATTATAAATAATAACATGTTTGCCTCAATAAATCAAATTAAACGTTTTAACAAGAAAGAATTATGTATTTTGTCAGATGCTTCCCTTTTACCAAAAGATGGAACAAAACAAATTATCGCAGAAAGAATTTTCGAATTAAAAAAAACGTATGAAGAACTATGTGATATAGTTGACGATGAAACAAATGGAAGTTTATGCTGTATTTGTTTAAAGAAATGCCATTATTTCCACATGTATACTTGTAAAACTTGTAAAGAAGCCACTATGTGTGAGAATTGTATAAGTAATGAATTGTATGGCAATTATGATGACAACGGTAAGCCATTGTGTCCAATTTGTAAAGTTTCACCTATGTATTCAAATGCTAAAAAACATCAATTAAAAGAAAAATGCGATTGTATTAAACAATTTTCTGAAACGCATAAGATATCCATCAATGAATTATGTAAGATAATAACAACAATAAAAGAAGAACAATTGTATGAACAAACTATTAAAAACATTGCTGCTAACTTCTGGGAGGAGAAGTTAGGGAATGGGACGACGAAGGATAATAATAATGCTTCATTTAGACCAATGATGGATTTTAAAAACTCTATACGTAGATTGTTGAGTGCTAAATTAAAAACAATAAATATAAATGTTTTACCCGGTGATACAATTGGATTAATTTAAATATATATATTTGGTCCATCTTCTCTTTCTTCTTCAAATAATATGTGCTTTACGTTTTGTCTTATTTTCTTTTTGTTAATTGTTATTTGTTAATTGTCTAATGGAAGACCAAAAAGTTTGGCTATTTTGTTTGTTTTTTTCGGCTTGTTTTGCGTAATAATAAGCCAACGCAACACTTTCTTCTTCTTGAATTTTATTATCTGTATACAATTGTTTCATAGACTGTTCTTTATCTAATGGCTTTGTATCAACTGTGTCGCGATATCTTTTATATTCTTCAATATTTCTAAACTTGGGCATATTATTATAATCTTCAGCTGTTACTGGAATAACGGATTCCACATAAGCTTGTTTAAGGTCAGTATATCCCATACCATCGTTTCTAAAAAGACTACCTGAAGTAAAATTATTGTTATAATCCATTAATGAAGACCCGCCAAATGTATTTGCATATTGTGTATTTACTCCGTTGTATGTAGTCAATGACTGTACTTGTTTTTTGCGTTTTTCCATTTCCGATGCCATATTTGCTTGCGATACGTTACCAAGGTCTACAATATCTTCATCTGATTTTAACCAGTCACCATAACCAGTATCAGGTTGGTCTTCCGTTTTATGTTTATCAAACTGGTCATTGAACCATTTGTTAAAATTCTTGGGCTCTTTTAACAATTTATCCTTTTCAAACATTTTATCCAATACGGTTTCATTATTAGAATCATAATATTCGCTTTTATTTTCGGTTTTTTTTGTGGATTTATTTTGAAATTCATATATACTATACAATCGCTTATATGCAGTAGAGAAAAACATAAAATATTTACTTTCAAGACCAGATTTATCAGGGTGTGTTTTTAACACGGTTTTTTTTGAATTTTTCATGATATCTTCAGTTAAGGTTTGACTCTGTATTCCAAATAATGCGTACAATTCAGTCTGTGAATAGTTGTTAATATTCAAATCTAATTTATTATAAGCGGATTTATCATAGGTGATATTTATTTCTTTTTCGCCATCAGGATTGCTAAATGGGTTAGCCCCATTAAAAGGGTCAAGATTGTATTCGTTTTTACTGGCTTCAATTCGGACGCCTGTGTGTTTATTCTGATTTTTGATTTTGTTATAAAATTCAAATTGGCCGTCGTCGTAGCCTTTTTCACAATTGTTGTCACTTTCATGTATTTTAATACCACTTTTTGGACATCCGTTTGTTTTATGGCATTTCATAATTAAAATATATAATATGATATATTTAATAATTAATTGCAGAAAATAAATAAATATATAATTCTATTACAATATGGCAAAAGCCTTGCGCGCAGATTTGGTATTTTCTTATTGGATATATGTATGGTTTATATTGTATGCATGTAAATATCTAAAATATAGTCCTAAATTTGCTTTAATTTTAGGATTGGTTGACAATGCAGTCATGTTACTACTGATGTGTTTATTTGGAACGAGTGCAAGAACAAAATTTTATTTTGTAATAATAAATACGATAATAAAGATTTTACCATTATATTATTTAAGACAAGAGAGAATAACGTGGAAAGATGTACATTTTACGTGTGGCTTATTTTTTATATTTGTTGTTTGGCTTCATATTAATGAACAGAGCTTGATAGGTAATATAAAAATAATACATGATTCGTTGTTATATGGAAAGAATGAAACCCCCTTTATGAGTCTTCTCTCTAGCATAGAAAAAAATTATAAAAATATACAGGTCTTGTAAGGATTATTTTAAACAGTACCCCTATTTTATGTATATGTATCAATTATACTTAAAAGCATAATTAGTATTACAATAAATAAAATGAAGGTTGCAATTGTTTTACACTTGCTGTTTTCGTCTCTTGCTATGTCAACCGGGTTTTTAGTTAATTTAGATAGAACTCCGCGGGTAATACATAGCAAAACTTTTTATAAAAAAAATACTAACCCATATGGTAAAAAGTATTACGATGAACTTTTAAATAGGAAAAAAAAGGAAAGTGTCCAACCAATTCCTTTAAAATTCAAGTACCCAGTTTCAAGGTTATATTTTGAAGAACAGTTAAAACGATTGAATTCAAAAAATATAACACTGCAACATAATAGTATATTAAACCATGATAGACCTTACAATGACGATTACGATTACGATTACGAAGACGATGGCGATGACGATGACGACGAAGAAGATGATATATTTTCAGCCAATTTTCCCAATGATAATATGCCGTCTTTACAGATTCATTTAGATAGTAATTTATTGGAATCTTTGGGTATTAAACTAGATAACCAGCAGAATGATAATGAATATGACAGCGGTCCTCAAAACAATTATTTTAATAGAAAACAATCCACGAAAAAAAATGCCAAGTCCCAAAACTTTGAAGTAATTACAAAGTCTAATTTTAAATTTAAAGATGTGGGTGGATACCATAATGTGAAAGATGAATTGACCCAGTGCGTAGATATTTTAAAAAATTATGAAAAGTACATCAAATATAATGTGCGTATTCCCAAGGGACTAATTTTGGAAGGCCCACCCGGAACAGGTAAGACATTATTGGCAAAAGCATTAGCAGGAGAAGCCGATTGTGGTTTCATAGCAGTTTCCGGGGCAGATTTTCAAGAAAAATATGTAGGTGTAGGTTCATCGCGAATAAAAGAAATGTTTAAATTGGCAAGCGAAAATCTGCCTTGTATAATATTTATAGACGAAATAGATGCAGTAGGGCGTAA